ATCGCTGCAGCAATCGAAGCAGCGATTCCCGACACGTTCCCCTACACGGTGGCGGTCGCAGCCGGTGTGATCACGTTCGAAGCCAAGAACGCTGGCGAGGTCGGCAACTATCTGACGGCAATCCAGAACTGGCGCGGTCGTTCGAACTACGGTCCCGAAGGCGTGACTGTTGCGCTTGCTTCGACCGTAACGGGCACCGGCGCCCCGGTGGCCCTGGACTACACCGAAGTGCTCGGCGTCTGCTGCTACTCGTGCTTCGCGATTCTGACCGGCGATTTCGCTGCTCAGAATGCCTGGCAGGCGTACCTCGAAACCAAGTGGGACTGCAAGGAACCCCAGTGCTTCGGCCATGGGTACACCTACGTTGCCGGTACACTCGGAACGATCCTTTCGCGCTTCACGAATGCGGCCGTTCTCAGCAAGCTCGCGCACGGTCAGGGCGACTTCGGCGTTCCGTGGCTCAAGGTTGCGAACTACGCCGGCCTGTCGTGCTGCTCGGCCTGCGACAATCCCGAACTGTCCGTTCAGGGTCGGAACTACGGCGTCTTGTCATGCGTTCGGATTCCCGAAACCTGCAACAGCTACTTCACCTACCCCGAACAGGTGCAGTTGCAGGAAGCGGGCTTCGTCGTTGCGGGTCCTCTTGAAGCTGGTGCCGGCGCCTATACGTCGCCGTACATCTTCAACGACATCACGAACAACCTCTACGACGAGGAAGGCCGACCGAACGCAACGTTCCGTGACACGAATTCGCGTCGCCTCGCAACGGCGACTGCGATCTCAATCGCAACCGAACTGCAGACCTACTCCTCGCTGGCACTGTTCACGCGGAACACGTCGATCAAGCAGGGCATCTTCGGCACCAATCCGCGGCTGATCCTTGCGAATTTTCGCGCGTGGGCTCGCAGCCAGGTGGGTATCCTCTTCTCCGAGTTTGACGATATCGATACCGATATCCAGCTCAAGACGGATGCTGAAGTCGCCGCGCGTTGCACGGCCAATCCCGGCCGGCTTCACCTCTTCTTCCGCTACCGTCCGCCGGTCCGGTTGAGCAACGTGAACACGATTATCCAGCCGAAGCTGCTGGATAACTGCTCGCGCTAATCGCAACGCTAGGATAGGAAAGGATACGGTCACATGGCTTGCGATAATCTTATTGGCGTGAAGAATATCTTGATCACGTTCAACGACTGCGATACCGACACGATCGTCGGGCCAATTTCGCACAAGCTTGCCAACGAAGATCTTCCCACCTGGAAGACCTGCGTCTGGAACAACGAACAGCTTCCTCACGGTTACACCAAGCGTTCTGCATCGAATGCATCCGTCGAGATTGCTGTCATTCGCGACACTCGTATCCCGCTCGCGTGGTACCAGGGCTGCGTTCGTATCGATATGCAGGTCGAATACGAAAACGGTCTCGTCTACACGGGCAAGGGCGGGGGCGTCCTCGGAGACGAGAAGTCCGATACGCACGAAGTGTCGATGGAAATCGCCTTCCGTGAACTGGACGAAATGTTGCCCGCTGGCGCCGTTGCCATTGCAGCATAACCAATCGGCGCGTGAATCCGGTCCGCGCTGATACTGGCTCCGCCACGTGTTACCTTGCACACGTGGCGGAGTTCCCATGAAGCAAGGTAATATCATTGCAAGGATGATACAAATGCTAGTAGAGTTCAAGGACCCCTTCCGAGTGAAGGATGCCACGATCGTATCTGCCGAAGTTCGGCATATCGGTTTTGCTGAAATGACTACACTGTCCGAAAAAGCGTTCGAGCTTATCGGTAACGAGGCGAACAAGTATCGCCCAACGTTCCAGCGTGAGCGCCTCAAGGCTCAGACTCGGTTGTTTGGCGCGGACAAGAAAGCGGTCGATCTCGACGACTTCACACTCATGGGCTTGCCGATCCCTGCAGCCCGGGCTATTCTGGCAGTTCTTGATTCCGACGAGGCGCGGGCGGGGGAAATCCTGACCCCTGACGCTGACGGCATCTCGACGCCAATTCTGTTCAAACTGGGCAAGCCGATCAAGGTGCGAGACAACAAATCTGCTGAAGATGGCGCCATTACCGAGATCGAAATCCAGGCGCGAAACTACGGCGACATCGAAGCGGTGCTTTGCGAATCGACGCAGCTTAGCCAAACGGTTGAGCTCATCAAGAGTTGCGCGAAACCCGCCGGCCTTTTGGCAATGCCGGCCTGGGCTCTCGCAGAACTGTCTATCGCGGACGGGATGCTGATCACCACCAAAATTCTCCCCCGTTTTTTAGAGTAGCAGGCAGGGTCGCATTGCGCGTCGAGGAGTATAGATACCATAGCTCCTCGGCTAGCGACCTTAACAGCCTGAGCATACGGCAGCTCACCCTTCGGATCTCGAACTTTGTCAAGGTCCATAAGGAAGAGATCAAAGTCCGTGCCCTACTGGCGGGTGTTAAAGGGGTTAAACTTTAATGGCTTCATTTGTCGAACAAGCGACCCTTTTAGTAGAAGATGGTGCGTCCAAAAAACTCAACACCATCAACAACGCTATCAAGCGCATGGAGAAGAGCGCTAAGAGTCTCCAGAGCGTACTTAAGGGCTTCGACATCAAGGTTGGGAACGTCGATAAGGCGATCTCAAGTGTTCGTAACCTCAACAAGGAAATACAGCGCCTCCGTTCGCCTAAGGGTCTTTCAGTCAAGCTTGGCAATGTCGACAAGTCGCTTAAGCAGGTGCGTGACGTTGCACAATTGCTTCGATCGATCAAGGGCCCAGGTGCGCTGAAGCTTCGCGTCGATTCGAGCCAGGTCACGACTGCCATCAATCGGATGAACAAGCTTCATTCGTTGATGGCAAAGCCCGTGAAGCCGATTAACTTGAACGTCAACCAGAACCAGAATCAGAATCCGGTTCACAACCCAAATCTTAACCCCAACCGCACTCGCAACCCGAATAATATTCCTGGCAACCAGAATCGGGCAGTCAACGTTAATGTTGGTCCTCTGAATGCTATGCTGAATGGTTTTCTCGATCGTCTTGGAAACACGATCGAGAATGCAATCGTGAGCGGCTTTCAGAAAGGCTTCCGTACTCAGGATATCGCGGATACACGTCTGGGGTTGCAGGGACTTAATGAGGGCGATCTGGCCGGTGCGCGTGCAGCAGCCAACCGGGTGTCCAAAGAATTTCCTGTCCTTAGCAGAGCCCAGGCATTGGATATCCTGGGCGAAGCGCTTCCTGTTGCCAAGAACGATCTTCAGGCAGCAGAGGTTTTGACCCGGGCAACTGCCGCTTTCGTGAAGCTCCGTGTTGCGATGGGAGACACAACGGATGCCGCTATCGAGAACGCCATTCAGCTATCAAAGGCTGGCGAACAGTCCGGCCAGATCATCGGCCCAGACGGCCAGATCGATGCCAAGAAGACTGAACACTTCTTCGAGCTTCTGACCAAGGCTGCCATCCAGGGCGGTAAGGAAGTCGATCCAAACCTTATTCGATATCTGTTCAAGAGCTTGCGTACGTCGAAGTTTACCCTTGATGACAAGGGTATTCTCATGGCTATTGCATTAGCTGAAGAGCAGGGCTCGACGGCAGGTGTTGGCTTGAACCAAGCTATCAAGCAGCTTGCGGGTTACGGCGTCAAGAAGTCGGCACTTGAAAATCAGGCGGCATACGGTCTCAGAGAAAGTGAGACTGTTACCACGACTAACAAGAAGGGTGTAACAAAGACTTCGACAGTAGCAGGTGATACAAAAGATGAGGAGCTTCTACGCGAAAACCCACTTGAGTGGACGCAGAAGTACCTTATCCCTGCTATGCAGAAATTGGGTCTTGATCCTAATAATGCGACGCAGGTATCAAAGTTCGCTTCCGACATTGCTAGTGACAGAACGGCAGTCGAACAAATTGTCACAATGATTAAACGTTATCAGGACTTGAAGCTTTCTGTAGACAGCGCTTTGGCTCGGGATGTAAGCCCCGAGCGTTTGCAGCAGGTCACTGAAGCTTCAGGTCTTGTTGCTTTCCAGGAATCTCGGTCGCAGCTTCAAGGGCTGGCTGGCGACATTGCTACATCATTTGAGGGTATCCTTATCCCTGCTCTCAAGGGTGTGGCAAACGCTGCCCGCGGATTCTCGGAATTCCTTACCAATCCAGACGGTACTCCTGACCCAACAAAATCGGCACTCGTGGGCGGGGGCTTGGCCGTTGCGGGGGTAGGCGCTGTCAAGGGCGGCAGCATGTTGTTCAATATGCTCAATCCCTTTGCACGATTTGGGGGTTCGGTTAACCAGTTCTCGGCTTCCGTGAATCAGTTCTCGGGTGCTGTAGCCAATTCAGGTTGGCAGAACCAAGTGGGCGGGGGCGGCGGCCCACCTAACAGAGGTCGCAGTCTGTTCGTGAATGCCATTCAGGTTGCGGGTGCAATCACGACAACAACACTCATTGCTTCAACACTCGACCAAATGCTTACGGGCGGCAAGGGTGCTGAAACGATGCAGCAAAACCTTGGTTACTTCGAAAAGCTAACGGAGATGGGTAAAATCCTTCTCCGCATAGCCCAAGGACTTCCGACTGCTCTCGATAAGCCAAACGCTACAGTCGACGTCGCAGCGGAACGTGAAAAAGCCCGGGCTCAAGTGGCGAGCCTTGGCCAGCAGATTGAATCGTTGAACCAAGCTCTAGTGAACAACAAAGACTTGGCCATGCCCCCCGCTGCCAACCAGTTGGTAAATCAGCAGATCCAACAGTTGACCGAACAGATTAAGACGATTGATCCTACGGGCGAGATTGTCAATTCGCTAACCACTGCAAACACGTCCTTCGCAGCTACGTTTGAGACGGGCGCTTCGCAGCTTACGCAATCGGGGGCGGCCATTAGTACGGCGGCCACGGAAGCTGGGCCGATCATGGGCCAGGGTATTCTGGGCGTTGCTGCTCAGTTTGGAGCGTCGGCGGGCGCTGCGATCGCTGCAGCCATTCAATCCAGCGTCGCCAACATAAAGGTGAATGCAACCACCACAACCGTTCCGCTCGCTAAGCCCGCGGACACCGGTTCTGTTGGCCAGCCGCAGTAAAGGTTACACATGGCCGAAGGATGTTACGTCCCAAGATACTTCCAAGCGTCTTTCAAGGGTATCCCTTTCGAGGCCATGGAGAACTCGTCAGAGCATGGTCGAAGGGGAGCCGAGGGCGAGTTTCCTTTTGGCGAGAATACGGCCTATGCTGATCTCGGGCGCAAGATTCGGCGCTATTCCATCAGCGGGCACTTTGTGGAAAACAACCACATTGCGCAAGCTGCGGCGCTGATTGCTGTATGCGAGTCGCCTGGACCGGGGATTCTTATTCATCCGACACGCGGCGCAGTAATGGCGGCCTGCGTCAAACTAAACGTGAAAGATGATGCTCTGAATGCGCAGGGCGAGACGCTCATTGATATGGAGTTCGTTGAGGCGAACATCGTGTCTACGGGCTTCTCCCTTGGCGCGTCCATTTTTGGTCTGTCGTTGACGGACCTTTACTCTGCGGTGCACGATTCCTTTGTTGGTCGCTATAAGCCCGACGAGGTTCGTTACTACGACAAACCTCAGATCCTGGAGACTGCCGCCGAGAGCATCGAACAGCTACGGAACGAGTTTGCCCGGGCTATCGCGGCAACTGCTCAGACCGAAGACTGGTACAAACTATCGACGTTCGACATCATGATCGAGGATCCGCCAAGCCTCAACGATGCCGAAAAGGTGTTTGCTGCGTTCCAGAATGGGTCTTATACGGTCGCAAGCAAACTGGCTGGGCAAGCCAAGTTCGACGCTTTCAAGCGTATTGCGAATTGGTCTGCAAAGGTTTCTGATCTCCCTGAGGAGGCCGGCGATACTGAGGACTCTCTGTATTCGACACTTCGCGTTATTGCAGTGGGTCAGATCGTCAGAGCAGTGCTCGAAATTCCGGTTACAACGCTATCCGCTGCTCTTCGTCAATACGACCAAGTGGTGGATATCCTTGGACAGGAGATTGACATTGCACGCGCAATATGCGATAATTACGTATATCTGCAGCTTCGCGATTATGAGAGCAAGGTGAAGAAGTCGCTCCTTGATAGGGCATACACACTGCCCGCTCTCGTCGAATATGATTTCGGCGGGTCCGTACACTCGCTTGAAGCGGCATATCAAATCTACAACGACGCGAAGCTCTTCGGGAGCATTGAAGCCAACAACCCAGGTTCTTGGCCATTCATCGTTGGTCCTCTAGTTACTGCGTCGAGGAGCCTAGCATAATGCCCGCACCATTCCGCATCTTCGTAGGAGGCAGTGAGCTTAAGGGCTGGACGGATGCCACGTTGAGCAGAACTAAGGATGAGATGACCGGCTCACTGAAGCTGAACATCTTCTTTGGTTACATGCCCAACACGCCGGTATTCACTAGCGCAGCCGCTGGCAAAGAAGTTGCGGTATATGTTGGCGGAGGACTTGCGTTTGCCGGAGTTGTCGACAAACGTACAGGAGCGGGAGTTCGCTCGGGCGAAGCAGACTCCAAAGACTCAGGACCAAGTGGCTTTGATAGGTCCGTTGATATTGGCCCCGACCAGTACAACGTCTCTCTCACTGCACGAGGCAAGACAAAGGTGCTTGTCGACTCGTCTCACAGGCATCCAACAACAAACATTCTGAAAACGACCAACAAGGAAGCGATTGAAAAGCTTCTCGAAGGGTCCAATATCAGTCTCGAATGGCTGGCCACTACAATCCAGCTCGACAAAGTTCGTTTGCGGGATGGGGGTCGCGTCGTAGATGAGATTCATAACATCTGCAACGAGAACGCTCATTTCGTTTACGAGACCCGTGATGGGAAACTTCGCGTCACGGATGATACTGCCCGGGTTCAAGGGGACCCACTCGTCTTAGGCGACAACATACTGACCTTTAGCGCAAGCCAAGGAGAAGACTCTGGTCGTTCTGAGATCAAGGTAAAAGGGCAACGCATACCGAAAGACACCTGGGGTGAAGACGCCGTTCTCAAGACCTTCAAAATCTTGAGCGACGCAGCTTCGACTAACAAGGCGCCCGTCATTATTCAGCATTATGGGGATGCAACCGATGAAGCTCTGCAACGCAGAGCCGAAT